CTCCCATCAGACCATCGGATGCGTCCTTGTGGACGAGGCAGCCCACCGTGCTCACTGCCACCGCGCCGCCTTTGCTGATGCCGTCGAAGCACCAGTGGAAGCTGTCCTCATCCGACCAGCTTGCTGCCGGAATGGCGCAGACCCCGTTGTGCTGCAGCCATGCGGTGAGCAGTTGGTTCCGGTAGTGGTTCCAGTGCTGGATGGGCGCGGGGAAGTCGGTGTAAAGCGAGAAGTCCGGGCCGAGCACCAGCGGGCATTTTGCCAGCGCATCGAGATACCGCTGCGGCTGCCTCCAGAAGCGCTCGAACTGGTAATCGTCGAGGAAGAAGTGCACGCCTGCATTCTCCGGGTGCCTGCAGGTCAGCAGCTCGTTGAAACCGATCAGGTGATCGACCCCAAAGGGCAACGGCAGGGCTTTAGTGACGGGATTGCCCGCCGGGGTCAGCTCGAGGCCGTCCAGCAGAAACCAGTTGACCAGCTGGCCCGTCCTCATCCGCTCGTTAGAAAAACCCATGCTCCACCCTCCTGTGTGTTATCCAGAAGAGCATAGCATGGGTTTCTTGGTGAAAACGTTATGACTTGCGCACAGCCGCCGCTGCGGGCCTCCGTGACGGGTTTTTGTGAATCGGGCGGGAGCTTTACCGCCTGCGCTGCTGCGGCGCTCACGGCGGCGTTCTGCGGCTCATGCGCGTTGCAGCTCCTGCCA